GATTTCACACGTGCGCCACATCTGCGCTGCGTGGCTGGACGCGCGATGAGGAAACCTCCGCTAACCGCAGTTTGAAGGAGAGTGAGATGTTTGCTTGGCAAGCGAAACTGTTCAATCAATCCGCATTGATCTTGGCTGCGTGTGCTGCATTTGGGTTTTGCAGCGCCTCGCCAACTGCCCGTGCCGCCGACGCCGAGGCAGTGACCATCGATACGACATTCATCGTCAAGACGCCGCCCGTGCGTCTCGATAAGCCAGCGCGGACGGCCCGCGCCAGTGTTGTCTTGATGAGCGGTGGCAATGGTCTGCTGTCCCTCGATGCGACCGGCACCATCATTGATTCAACCGGCAACTTCCTGATCCGGTCCGCCGACCTTTTCCTGCGTCACGGCCTCAACGTCATGATGGCGGACGTCACGCCTGCGCACCCCGCCGGCCTCAATTTCGCAACCCGCCTGAGCGCGACGCACGCCGCGGAATTGCAGGGCTTCATCAACGCGGCCATCAACCGCTGGGGCAAGCCGGTCTGGGTGGTCGGCACAAGCAATGGCAGTATTTCGACGGTGACGGCTGGCGGCTTCCTGCCGGCCCTGGCGGGACTCAGGGGCGTGGTCTTGACGTCGCCGGTGACGGACCTGACCCTTGGCACTCAGCCGACTTTCAACCTCTATGCGTCGCGCATCACGGTTCCGACCCTTGTCGTCTGGCACCAAGATGACCACTGCTCGTTCAGTCCGCCAGCCGGCTCGGCGGCGCTGTTCACGCAGATCCCGGCTGCCGACAAGGCAAGCCGCACGTTTGAGCATGGTCATTCAGTGGCGACCGATCCTTGCGGCGCCTTTTCCGAGCACGGCTATGCCGGCATCGAGGAAGAGGTGGTCAAGAAGATCGCCGAATTCATCCGTCGGGACGAAACGGATTGATCGAACGCCATTAACGCTCCGACATCGGCTTTTGGCCCAAACGCGGGACGGGAGTCGGGGAAGTGCATGACCGATCAGCAAGTCTTAGAACCTTCTTCGCCAGTTACGTCTCACGATCAGGCAGGGCACACAACCCGCGGATTGAACGCGCATTTGCTGCTGTCATGCGCGAGCCGTTTGTCGGGCCAGGCCCATGGTCGATTGCCATTCCAGGAGTGGGCGACGTAAAGACGCCTGACGCCGACATTGCCTTTATCTATCAGGACACACTCGTCGCGCTAGACCCGTCCCGTGGCATTAACATCGGTCAGCCGAGCTCACACGCGGGCTGGCTCGATGCACTTGCCCCCGCCGAGGGGGAGTCGGTGATTCAGGTGGGCGCAGGCACCGGCTACTATACCGCTTTGCTCGGTCATCTGGTCGGGTCTGCGGGAACCGTCAACGCGTATGAGATCGAGCAGGACCTCGCGGCACGCGCCCGCGTCAACTTGAAAGAGTTTCCTCAGATCGAAGTTCATCCACGGACAGGCATCGCCGACGACCTGCCAAAGGCCGATGCCGTCTACGTCAATGCGGGCATTACCCAACCAAGCTGGGCCTGGCTGGACGCTCTGCGGCCGAACGGCCGGCTTGTCTTTCCGCTGCATGCAGTCGGCCGCATCGGTGGCATGCTGATGATCACGCGACCTGTCCACGGTGCCAGTTGGCCCGCCAAGTTTTTGTCGCCGGCAGCCTTCATTTCGTGCACGGGACCGCAAGACGACGACGCGGGACGGCGTTTGAACGCTGCATTCGCGAGTGGCGGAGCCAATGCTGTCCGATCATTTCGAACCGATGACGACATAGATCAGACATGCTGGTTCAGAGGAGACGGGTGGTGGCTCTCGACTGCTTCGACGCTGAGCATCCATCGGGTGAGGCTTAGGTAGGGTGTCGGCCCTTGGCCCAACGCGGAAGTCCCGCGACGTCCGCTTTCACGCCGGTGTCGGGGCACAGCGGACAGCAACCCGCCCTGATCCGCGGCACCCCGATTTATAAGTCCACGCCCTGGTACGCTTCCATGCCCAACTCAAACCAAGCATCACGCGTGCAAGGCTACGGCCGCAAACTTTCGGGACACCCCACGTTACTGCAAACGCAGGCCGGCCATGGCCGACCTGCGAAGCGTTGGCACCGGCATCACCTTTACCGTGATCAATCAAAAGCCGCTTCCCTGCCCGGAAAACTTTCCGGCCAGGTCGACGGCGCCCGGCACGCTCACCGCCGACGCATAGGCGTGCATCGAACGTCGCGCATATCGCGTCGGAGACGCGCTCAGGTGAGCATAAGCATAACGCGTCGGAGATGCGCTCATGAGCTCGAAATGCCCGGCGTCCGCGTTGTTCCAGACGGCGCCGTGGAGCAGGCCGTGCCGCTCCGCCATCGCGGTCACGCCGGCCGGGAATCGGTGCGTCACCCGGTTGCGGCCGGTCTGATTGATATCGATCGCGAGACCGCGCGGATGCATATTGCAACCGCGACAACTGCCGTGCGCCCGCCAGCCGCCCATGAAGTCGATCCGATAGCCGGTCGCCTCGAGCTCGCTCACGAAGCCCTGGAATTTGGCCGCCGAGTTGGACGCGACGCAGGCAATCGCGCCAGAGGCCGCGCGTATGGTCGAGAGCCTTCCGCCGCAGCTCGCGCCGCCGCGCGAAACATGCGCCCGACGAACGTCGTTCGAGCGGGCGGATCGCACGCGCTTGCGGGTTGTGGCCGCACTCACGCAGTTTCCGCTCGCATCCGCCGCCTCTGAGCCCATCAAGTGGCCGCCGCAGGCCGTCGCATGAACATAAGACTTCGCCTGACGCGCATCCGCGGCGCCGACGGAGCTCGCCACCAGAAGGGCGGCGATCGCTGTCATCGAAGATACATGTCGCATTGGGATCTCCCGTGCGTTCAAGATGGACCGGTGCTAACACGCGGAAAAAGCTGCGCGGCTGAAAGCGCGAATTAACGTGAAGATCAAAACGGTGTGTTAGGGTTAAATGCGCGGGAGCGAGATACCGCGACTGGCGCTTTCGCGTCGAAAAACGACGGTTATTACGGTGAGTTTGCCGATACGAGGTTTATTTCCCTCTTTCGTCATTCACCAATTCCACATTCAACGTCTGCCATTTCGCTGCGGCCGCTTTTCCGCCAATACAAGGCCGGCGTGGCGTCGTCGCCGCGCTAGATGATTCCGAAGCGCTTTTGGCGCTCGGCGAGATCGTTCAATTCGCGTTGCGCCAGCTTGCCGCCGTTGACGACATGAGCCAGATGATCGCGCACCTTGGCGACCACCTGGCAGGCCTGCCACAGCCGCTCGCGCGCGTCGGTGTCGCGCGCCGCGGTCTCGCGCCAAGCCTTGGTATAGTCGCGGTCGAGCGTATCGAGCGCTTCCTTCAGCAGATCATCCTCGAGCAGCCGCTGGGCCCGCGCAGCCCGTTCGGTGGCCCGCGTAAGTGCGATTTCATCGGTCATTGGTGCATCGCAATGATGAGGGCAATCACGTCTTCGTCGTCATTATCGATCGAAGGCGCGGAACGGCCAATGGCGGATTGCGCGGCGGCGGCCTGGGCGATGGCGCGCAACCGATCCATGCCGCGCGCCGCCGCTTCCTGGTGGGCGAGCGCCAGGGCATTAGCGAGCGCTTCCCCTCTCGCCTTCGATACCTCACGCGCTGCCCTGCGGCGCTCCGCCTCTGCAAGCTGCCGGCGGCGTTCCTCTGCCCGCCTGCGAAGCTTTTCGTCGGCGATCCTGCGGGCCTCAGCGGCGCGCTGACGATCCTCTTCGTCGAGCATGTCGCGCCAGCGCTTACGCGAGAAGGTGCCGCCACTGATCGAGGACCCAACGCTGTCCTGGTTGAAGTCGATGCTGTGGGGCGCCGCAAATCCGGTGAGCGCGTAGCTGCCGGTCCCTACCGAGAAATCATCCGCATCCGTGATCGCGAAGCCGGTGAGCGCGAAGGCGCCTTGCGCCGCCGTCAGGCCACCGAGCAATACCGCCGCGCTGCCGGTCAGCGTATAGAGGCCCTGCCCTACGACCTCGCCAAGCCTGAAAGTGACGGCCTGCCCGCTGAGGGCATAGGATGCGCCGCCATACGTGACATTCGAGCCGACCAGGTTGCCGAGCCCAATCGTGACATTCTGTGACGACCCGACGTTATTACGCAGGAAGACGACGACAAGCAGCCGGTCGGTCGCGCCCCACGCACCGAGATTGACCGACCCGAGAGAAAACGTAATGGCCCCCGTTGTCAGCGCCTGTTCGGGCGTAATCGACGATTGCACCTGGAAAGCGCCAACGCTGTCCGTGCGGATGAACTGCACCGAGCCAAAGACATTGGCATTGCCGGCCGTGACGTCGAGCGCCACCGAATAGTTGGTGGTTCCCTGCAACGGGCCCGGCTCGCCCGCGGGCGCGATGGCCCAGAGTGAATTGGTGGCGTTCCCCGCGATCGTCGCGGCGAGGCTTCCTGTCGTCAGCCCCGTGCGCAGCAGGCTTTGGTTGTAGGTTCCTCCCGAAAACCCGCTGATTGCCCCGTCAATGGCAAAGACGGCGTTGGCGAGCGCGCCCTTGAGCATGGCCGCCGCTCCGGTCAGTGCGAACGACCCTTGCGATGCGACAAGGTCGATCGTCCTGGTCCCGGAGATCTGCCCTGGTAATTGTCTGCCGAGAGCCTCAAAGCCGAGCATCTAGATTTCCGCGTCCATCCAGATCGTGGCGTTGGTATTGCTCGGCGTGATGAATGCCGGGCGGTTTGCCGTCACCGTACCGCAAATGAAGTTGACGTTGACCGTGTCGGGCGAGGTCAGCGTACTTGCAACGGACGTTGCGGCGGCGGCCACGCTTCCGTCGTTGACGTTCCAATTCGCGACGTTGTTGACCGTGACGGTCGGCGGCGCACGCATCGGGGTCACCAGGTACATGATCAGCTCGCCGCTGGCCGAGTTGTTGGTGCGAGCCGCGCCGTAGCGAGCGGAGGTGTTCCCTCCGATCATCCGGAAATAGCGGCCGCACAGCATGTTTTCGTGAGCGATCGGCCGGCGCTCGATGGCGGTCGCCACGCCACCCGGCTCCAGCGCGACATCGGTAAAAACAAAAAAGTCATTGGCGGTGTACGACTTGTCGTCGTTCCAGATCATCACCGCTAGGTTAGTCGCCGATGCTCCGAGCGTGGCCGTGACACTGTATCTTGCAGACGTCGTCGTCACACCGAGATTTGCGGGCGTGTTCAGGAATGCCCAGCCGGCGGCAAGAGTCGGCGTGACGCCATCAGCACCCCAAGACGACACTGGATCGGCGGCCGTGTTGTCCTCGGTCGATGTCCACTCCAGGATGCCCATCTTGATATTGCCAAGACGCGCATTAGAGACCAAGAGAACCGCCGAGAGCGTGACTTGCGCGCTCCGCAGGTCCTTACAGTTGATGCCCTCGATAACCTGGAAAACGCCTCCTTTATCGGTGCTGCCGGTGAACGTATATGCGCCGCTGAACCGGTTGCCACTGATGCTGTTTTGTCTCGCAGTGCAGATCGTGTTTCCCGAGGTCTCGCACAGTGCCCGCCAGCGGTCCGCCCAATAGGCGTTGTCGGCAATAACCGTTGAGACACCGAGATAGCGCTGATCGACAGCGAATGTCGGGTTGATGATGCGATTGCGAAATGACGGTGAGTTACTTTGGTCGACAACGTCCTCGGCGAGCAGGACGACCCCGACGCTGGGAGCGACCGTGAAGCTGATCTTCGCCGTGGTGCCCGACGAATTGAACAGGACCGTCGAGCGCGCCAGCGTAACGCTGCCCGACGTATAGGCCCCGTACCCCACCTCCCATTGGGTCAGATCGGCGCTTTCCGCGCGATAACGATAGACCGTCCCATTGATGGCGCCCGCGCCCGCCGGCGTCTGATAGCCGGTGACGGCGGCGGAGACGACGAAGTCTCCGGTGCCGTTTGAGGCCGCCGTGAATTTGCAAACGTCGAGGAAGCCGACCATTTATGCCAACTGCAATACGCCGTTGGTGGCGTCGAACTGGACCTGGAAGCTGTTGCCCGCCGTAACCGTCAGGTTGGTCCCGTAGTCGTACCAGCCGATCAGGTTGAGGCTCGCGGCGGTCGCGTTATAGAGCACGCAATAGCGGAAGGGCCCGATCGAGCCGGCGGAGGCCGTGTAGGTCACGTTGTTGAGCTTGAGCGCGTAAGTGCCGCCGGTCTGCAACGACGACACCAGCGTGGCCTGCGTGCCGCCGGCCGCATAGCCGTTGCCGGCCGTGATCTCGGTGATGTCGGTCTTGACCGCGTTGGTGCCGACCGGCGCGGTGTTGGTCAGCATCACCTTGAGGGTATCGGCGCCGAGGTTATGCACCTTGTTGGCGACATCGGCCACGAAGGCGTTGAACTTATTGAATGAGGCCATGCTTTATTCCTTCCTATCGGACTCAACATTGATCGTCATTGCGCGCGACAGCGGACAATCCAGTAAACGCCGACGTCTGTGGCGTCCGCCCTTACGGCACCGAAACGGAGTAGTGGATGCCCGCTGGAGCCTGCACTCGGTTAGCGCACGCAAGTCGGCTGTAGCCGACTTGCGCATTCATAGATTGCCGATCTCGGGTAAACCCGAGATCGATGCGCTGATCCGGGTGCGGGCATGACGAGCCGGATTTCGTGACGACCCGTCTCAGCCAAACGGCTCGACATGCGAGACGCGCCCGGCCGCGTCGCGCACGACCCGCATGCCCTTCGGGGCGGGGGGCGGCGCATGAATTTGCGCGCTGGCTTGCGCGAGCGCGCCCAGGATCTTCTCGAGATCGACCGCGCGCGGCTGCCCGTCCGGCCCCGGCTGCGCGGCGAGCTCGGTGGCGCGGGCCGCCATCATCATGGTGTGCTCGCGCAGCTTGAGGTCGTGCTCGAGCAACGCCATGCGCTGCTGGTGCTCGAATTTCTGCTGCGCGAGCGCGGCATCGGCCTGCATCCTGGCGGCCTCATGCTGGGTATCGGCCTGCTGTTTCGCGGCGGTGAGCTGCATCTGCCGCTGCGACTGCGCCGCATGGGTCTGGGCCTTGATCATTTCGGGGTCGGAGCGCGCCTGCGGGGCGGGTTGCGTCGTCGGGTCGGTGAAGAACTGGTCGACGTTGGGCAGGCCGACGAGCCGGGTCGCCTGCCTGGCGGCGTTGTAGAGATTCTGGTCGGTGACCAGGTTGCTCTTGCCGGCCACCAGGGCTTCCCGCTGCAAACCGATGATGGACATGATGTGCGCGAGTTGCTCGCTCTTGCCCCCGGTGCCGAGCCCGACATGCACCGTCATGTCGTTGCGGGTCTTCCATTCGCGCGGATCGACGGTCGCCCATTGATTGCGGAGCCTGAAGGTCTGCGCCTGATCGCCGTGCTTGCGGATGGTGGCGTGGACCAGCCGGAAAAGATCGCGGATGCCGGTTTCGGCAAAGATGCGCGCGATCAGCCGCATGCGGGCCTGCGCGGCGGTGAACACCTGGTTGACCGCGGTCGCGCTCTGGTTCAGCAGGCTGTTGGCATCGATGCCCTGCCCCTGGCGGGTGACGCCGGTGCGGAATTCGCGCGTGGCGTCCATATATTCCATGATCGGAAACACCTGGGCGGCGATGCTCGGAACCTGCTGCCAGTTGAGGCCGCCGGGCTGCCGGGTGCGCACGATGCCGCCGGGTCGCGACACCAGGAGATCGTCGAGCGTCTCGGGCGAGGCGAACTGCTCGGCCACCTCGACCCGCGGGTTGTTGGCGAGATAGGCGTTGTCCAGCATGCTGCGCAACAAGGCCGTCTTGATGCGCTGGATGTCCATCACCAGGTCGGCGATCGAGCGTCCGAAGAAACGGTGCGTCACGATTACCGGCGTCATGGCGGCGAACGGGATCTCGTCGATGGGGCGGATGTCGGGCTTGCCGTCCCTGGTCAGGATGTCGCCCTGGCTGCCGCCACTGGTCACCTGATAGAGGCCCGCCTTGCCGTCGCCCTCGTAATCCATCCGCACATAATGCTCGGTGACCTCGATGCGCCGCGCCGCCTTGTTATTCTCGTCTCCGTTGTATTGGTACTCATTGACCGTGTCGCGCTGCACTTCCTCGGTATTGGTGATATTGGAATAAGTCGGCAGTGCGTCGATCTGCGCCTTGTCGTAGCCCTGCGCGATCAGCTTGGCGGGCGTGAGCAAAACCTTGTGGAACGCATAATCGCATTCGCGCAGCGAGCGCGCGTTGCGGCTGATGCCGAACTCCTCCGGCGGCACCGGCTCGATCTTGACGCCGGCGGCGCTCCTGGCGCGCACGCATTCGACGTCATGCAGCAGCGGCGCGCCTTCGAGACTCTCGTCGCCTTCGGACGAAGCGACCGCCGGGCGCGCGCTGTGCGCCACGATCTCGATATCCGGGTCGGCCGCCAGGATCGCGTAGCCGTCGTCGGGCAGATCGTAATAGGTCTCGCGCTCCTCGCGCGTGCGCTCTTCCCACCACACCTTGACGACGCCCACCTTGGAAAGAAGCGCGTCCTTGACGAAGGAATAGAGGATCAGGAATCCCGGGTTTGCCTGCATGAAGACATGGTTGACGTAATCTGTTTCCTGCTCGGCGGCGCCGACGTCCTCTGGGCCGACCGGGTCGAAGCGCACCACTTCGTCACCGCCGCAAAAGATCTCCATCAGCGACGGCATCAGGCCCTCGATGGTATCGGCGACGTCGGTCGACACGGCGCGCGAGCGACCCTCGGGCGACGGCATGTCGTGCGTCATGTCGCCGAGGTAATAATCCATCGCGTCGGCGCGCTCGCTCGACAGCTTCGAAGCTGAGACCGCCGCGAGCGCGTCCGCGCGCTCGGACGCCAGCATGGCCTTGAGATCGGACAACGACATTTTGGGCATGGGCGAAGGGGCTCTGTTTTTACGGTGCGTGGCGCGTGCCTGCGCCCGGTGGCGGGGGTCTCGAAGGCCTCATGGTGAGGAGCGGCGTGCAGCGCCGCGTCTCGAACCATTGGTCCGGACACCCGTCGGGCGATGCATCCAATCGGTTGAAACGCAAAGCGCCCGCGCGGATTCCCGGCGGGCGCAATTCCAACTGTGGATTTTCTCCTATACCTTTGCGGCGTGGTCGTCAAAAAACAGCGTGTCAAGAATAACGTTGGCGTCCGCTTTGGCCTTTCTGGAATTGCATTTCTGGTTTACTTTCTAAGCGGCTGGAATGAAAAACGCCCGCTCGGCTTCCCGGCGGGCGCAACAGGTCCAAAGGCTCAGCCGACCAGATCGCTTCACAACGCCGGTCTTACCGGCCCCGAGCTTTTGTTCGTCTGTCGGCTGAATGTAAAGCGCCCGCTCGGTTTCCGGGCGGGCGCAATTCCAACTGTGGATTTTCTCCTAGCACACCCGGCGACGATCGTCAAAAAAAAGGGTGTCAAGACTCATGATCGCTCGCACTCAAAAATTTCAGCCGCCCAAGTCGCTTCACCCGCCGGCCCGACCGGCCCCAAGACTCAAGATGGCCGTGCAAAGTTATCCAACGCGGCGGCGATTTCGGCGCGCGTCCAGACTCCGGCAATTTGACCAGGCAGGTCGCGGAGGGCGACGGCAGGCTTGGGCAAATTGAATGGGGGCAGCGTAAGATCGAGCCGCCGGAAGTCACCCGTCCGGATATCGGTGTTGTCCGTGATGCCGGTGTTGCTGGTAATGATCGCGATGTGCCCAGCCGACCGCGCGAAATTCTCGAGGGCGGCATGAACGTCCGCATACGAGAAATGAAAAAAACAGTCGCGGCACAGCCACACGTCACTGGCAGGAAATTGATCGACAAGCAGATCAAACTCGCGGAAACGCATCGCCGGGAATTGTCGCTCTAGATCGCGTATGAGCGACGGAGCGATATCTGCGCCGACGTAGTCCCAACCCGGCGGAAACTGGACGTGCCGCATGAAATTCAGGTCACCGCATGGCGCGTCCAGGAAAATGCCCGGCGGCGCGTCCTGCAAGAAGCGCCGCAGATCCGTGCGGAAGGAGATCGTTTTATCGAGCGATGATCCTTCGCCCGACGCGGACTCGCCGTGTTTGGCAATTCGGCGCCATATCTTGCGGCGGTAGATGCGATCAAACTGCGACCTGCGATCCGGCTCAGCCAGGACGGCTTCATATTCAAGCGTCCAGGGGAGTCGGCGCAGGCGATCCCATGCGAGCTTGAACTTGCGATGAGTCTTCAAGACGCTTGCGAGCATGACGGAGAAGCTAACGTGGCGGTCTGGGCGAGACAAGTCGGTGGACGTGGCGGCTGAATGCAAAGCGCCCGCTCGGTTTTCCGGCGGGCGCAATTCCAACTGTGGATTTTCTCCTAGCACGGCCTGCGCCAATCGTCAAAAAAATGGCTGTCAAGACTCTTGATCGACAGCGGCGACGTACGGGGCCACCGTCTCGGTCGGCTAGATGACAACCCAGGTTTGCTCGTTGCCTTGGTCGCACAACCAAAACATTTTGCACTCGACTTGAACACAGTGGCGCTGTATTGCGGCGCCCCCGAGTCGAAGGATGAGCGATGTCAGTCGACCACCGCGCCATGACCGAGCGTCGTCTGGAGAAGAGCCGCC